ATATTCCGACAGTCTGAATGACTTTTCAAACTTACGTCCACTAATTCCTTTATGAACGTATGCATCTGCTTCTCTACGTTTGTCCCTATCTCCTTTGATGGTAAGGATATGCTCCTTCACCTTAATCTCAATGTCTTTTTTATTGAACCCGGCAACAGCCATCTCAATGATGTACTTTTGATCACCGTCTCTAACTACATTGTGGGGTGGGTATCCATCGTTTGCATGTACATGTATATCTTGTAATGCGTCGAAAATATGGTCGAAACCTAAAAAAGCGTTCCTTGGGAAAACAAAGTTTCCAGTCATAGTATCCTCCTATTAAGCAAGGTTGTTGTATGGACCCGAACCATTCGGCATCCTATAATATATATAGTATCTTTTTTTCCAATTTAAACCAGTAACGTAAAATTTATTTTGTTCCGTTACCAATATTATATTTTGGACATAATTCCCATTGGTCTTTATCTTTAAAAGAAATGATTTTAATTTGTCTTAATGGTGCTATTGGCTGCAACTGTTCTTTATTTTCCACAGTTAATAATCCCCAATCACTCATTAATGTTGCTATTGTGTTTCTACGTCCAACATCATTTTCTTCTAAGTTTGATTTTTTACCATCTAATAAAAATAACTCTTTAAAGTGCACAATAAAGTATCTTCCTTGTTTGTGCAGTATATGACAGGATTGATATAGCTTATTATCTTTACGCGATGCTACACCAATTCTTGTAAGTGTTTCTCTTATTTTAAGGAAATCGTCCGGCTCGTTTAATGTTACCTCAAGCATATTGCTTGGGTTCCATTCTACAATCTTATTTTCTTCCACCTTTGGCCACCTTATTCTTTAATTCATTTATTTGTTCAGTGGATAGAAGTGTTAAAGCCTGACGCGCTTTTTCGTTGCTATAGCCATAATACTTCTTAACTACATCCAAATCACTAATCTGTTCTGGTTTAAACCATTTAGAAAACCTTTTACGTTTTCTAATTATATTTATAAAAAAATCAAATTGAAGGCGGTTATCAATATGATGATTACGATTCATTTCATTTGCAGCTAATACAGTATCAGGAAAGTATGATAACTGACGATTAACCATATATGGTGAATATGCCTTTTCAGCTATATCATCTACCATAATATTCTTCTTAGTGTAATTTATTGCATTGGAGTATTCAAAGGGATTCATTTTTTTCTACCATTGATTGTAATTCTGTTACCATAGGAACTATTGTAGCATCCCACCATTTTATAAATGCATCATAATTATTATCGAAATACGATTCTTTTATAAAGTTTTCAATTTGTAAACATTCAAATGACATTGATGGTTGTATTATACTATGTGCTGATAATAACTCGCACATTGCGAGTTGATTTACAAATTGATTTAACATTTCTATTTCCATTATATATCCTTTGTTAACTTTTCTGCTAGTGCCATTCCCATTGTCCAACCAAGATGCCCTGCACCGCTGTTAACCCATAAACCTTTCACTTTACCAACAATAGGCAACATGTTTGGTGTCATTGGTCTTAAACATGCCCATTTCTCATAATCATCTTTATTAACAAAAGTATTTTCTTTTACCCAATCGGATAAAGGTTTAATTCTATCTTCTCTTATATCATGATTCCAACCGGCTAGTTCTGCCGTACCTGCAACTCTAAATACATTATTACCAAATGGTGAAGCCACAATTTTTCTATCATCATCAAGAACAGATATAGTAGGAGCTTCATAAGCATTTTGATATGTTATAGAATAACCTTTAATTGGATATATGTTCAAGTGTGGTAAGAAAGCTTTTGTATATGCACCTGCACACACTATAACTTCGTCATAATCTTTTTTAAGAGTTTCAATACTTATTGCCATGTCTCTTGGATTTGACCAAAACACTTCATTTTCATTACGAACAATTTTATTAACACGTAAACTATAATTATATTCTTTACTAGATAACATATGAGTTGACAACGCAGTACAAAAAGCATGTATGTCGCCAACTGAATCACCTTTTGTAATAGTAGCACCTATCACATCATTTGATTTAATGTTATACTTTATAAGATTAGTTTTTGTTTTAACTCTACCCCAACCGGTATCTTTAAATCTATCTAAAGTTTTTTGTGCTTTATCCCAAGACTTTTGATTTTTATATATGTGTAATATGCCACAATCATTATGATGAAAGTCAATGTTTATTTCTTTCATTAACTTTTTAAGTAGTCTACGAGATCTTAAACTATATTCAATAGTCCTACGAGTATTATAATCATACTTATTAGTTATAGTTGCACCAATAAAACCAGCTATCCATTTAACTTTAGACCAAGACCAGTGATCCGGTCTAAAAGCAAGTGGTGCATCAGGCTGTGTTAACCACTTAATGCCTTTGATTATATTGTCATAGCTGTTCCATACTTCAGCATTACAAACAGAAAGTTGACCACCATTTGCATAACTACATTGCTCAGCAACGCCGTTAGGATCAAACAATACTACTTTATATTTTTTTGCTAGGAAGTATGCGGTGGTTATTCCAGCGACACCACCACCGATAATAGCTATGCTCTTTGTGATATTCCCCAATTTTCAACTCCACCAATATAATCTTCATAATTTATTTCAGCTTCTATATGTTCTTGTTTTAATTCTGTTGTTGGAAATTTATTTAAATGTGTATCATTCCAATAGAGCTGAGGAACTGTTCTATGACCTTTTTCTTTTAAAAAATCTTTTGCAAACATATCGTGGCTTACATTAATCTCTCTAAAGTCATATCCCCACTCTACAAGTTTCTTTTTTATTTCATAACAATAATAGCAGTCTTCTTGGGTGTATAGTGTTAGTTTAATTGAATTGAACATCTGACATTACCTCCGTTAAACAAGCCACCACGTTAAGTTCGTGGTCAGCTACAAATGCATTTTTATATTGGTAGTCTGCAAGCAGAAGAACGAGTTGTGGAATAGATTGTGGTGCAACTTTATCTGACATCCTATCATAAATGGCTCTAAAAATAGCGCTTGCATCTGTATCTATATTATTTACAACCCAATTTCGCATACTTTTAAAATTTTTATTTTTCAAATGAGAGAATAAATCATCAAAGTTTTTATCTTTTAAGTTGTTGATAATACCAGAGTCTATCCTATTGTTGACAGAATATCTCTGTAGTTCATTTAATACTCTACGCCAATCTGGAGCAAACTTCATAATTAGTTCTGCTAAAGCTTTGTCGTCATATTCAATATTTTCATTATCTAATATAGTTTTACATCTAGCCATAAATGATTCACATAATTCAATCATAGACTTTTTAGATGTGTTAAATTCATACACACCACATCTAGAATGAAGAGGCTCGATAATTCTGTTTTTAAAATTACATGTAAGGATAAATCTACAGTTATTGGAAAACTCTTCGATAAATCCACGTAATGCAGGTTGTGTTGATTGCGGGTTTAAGTAATCAGCTTCATCTAGTATTACAACTTTAAAACCACCTTGTAGTGAGACAGATGATGCAAATTGTTTAATCTTAGTTCTTAATGTATCAATGTTACCTTCCTCAGAACCATTGATTAGAATATAGTCACACTCGAGCTCATTACATAGAGCTCGAGCGACTGTGGTCTTACCTAAGCCGGCAGTACCAGTGAACAACATATTTGGAAGTTCTTTACTGTCGACTATCTTTTGGAAGGTTAATTTTAAAGATTCAGGTAAGATCGTATCCGATACCTTTTGAGGCCTGTACTTTTCAACCCATAGAAATTCAGAACTCATTACTTCTTTTCTTCTGGTTTCTTTTGCTCACTCGTATCATTCATTGCATCTTCTTGCTGAAGTGCCTCACTAATTTGAATGATTTGAATACATTGGTCTCTTAAGCTACCTATGGTGGAAAGCTCTTCGCCTTTGAATCCACCTCTTTGAGTTACAGCATCAATTACTGCTACTGTACTTCTACTTGCTTTATTAGCAAGATCTTTTAATTGAGTTAAATTATCTGACATGTCATGCTCCGTATGTTGAAGATTTTTCAAGTGCAATCCAATAAGTTAAAGGTAATTCTTTATTCTTGAATTGCGTTATTAATTTAGATGATATTTCTACATCATAGTCACCGGGTAAGATCTTAAGATTAGAAATACTTATGATGAAATTAAAGACAGCGTCCTGTTTAAACTCACCATCAATATCAATTGAAAAAGCATTTGATGTTGCATTTTGGTTTTCAACAACTGACAAACTTAGTACACCATCTTTTGCTTTAATTGATACTTCACTGTGACCTAAAGTTGATGCAGCTTTTTTTAACCTATTAAGTGTATCATTATCTAATGTAAACTTAACATCAGCTTCAGGCATATTAACGTCCTTAGTTGCAGTTGTTAACGTTTCTTCTGCAGCATAGAAATATTTAATTTTAGATCTACCTGACGAATCAGAAACAATAACAAAGTCATCTTCGAACTTTAAGCTTGGAGTATCTACTAGACCCATTACTCCAATAAATTCATTTAAATCATATATACCAAAATCTTTGGTAAATTGTTCAGAAACATCTGCAGTAGCAATCATGTTTCTAGTTTCACTCATGGTCTTAATATTATTTCCTGACCTAATCATTATGTTTTGATTAATGCCAGAAAAGTTCCTAAGAACATTTAAAGTATTTTCACATAGTTCCATTATAAACCTTCCTTCTTAATTTTATAGTATATTATATCACAGTTTTTTATAAAAGTAAACATTTAATTTTTTATCCTAGAGAAATTTTTGTCTTTATAAAACTCTATCTTTGATTCAAACTTACCATCTAATATATCTCCTTTGTGTGATATAATAAAAGTATTACTATCAGCATCCAAAGTATATAATATTTTTAATAAGTTTTCAATACCATCATGATCTAATGATGAATCAAATGTTTCATCGAGTACCAGTAGATTAGTGGCTACTGAGTTTTTCATCTTTGCTATCTGTCTCCAAGTAAATAACAAAGATAAATCTATTCTTTGTTTTTCACCTTCACTAAATGAATCATAAGTAAAATCATCTCTGTGTCTAGATCTGATAGTCTCATTAAAGTTTTCATCTAAATTAAAGTGAACAAAGAAATCCAATACTTGTAAATATTGATTAACAAGTTTATTAATTGTTGGTAAATATTGTTTTATTATTTTTGTTTTAATTCCAGTATCTCTTAACATTTCAGCAATAACATTATTATATCCAAACTGCTCGTTAAGTTTTAATTTTTCCTCAAATAAACTTTCTTTATCGGCATTCATAGTTTCTAAATCCTGTCTAGCACCTGTAAGATCTGCAGAAACTTCTGATTCTATATAAGTTTGTAATTCATCATTACTTTTATTTAAAGAATTAATTTCTCTATTATTAGCATTAATAGTATCTGTTTTTTCCTTAATGCCTTTTATTATTTCTTCTAAAGAAACTATTTTGTTATCGATAATTGTACCATTACTTTCAACACTGCTTAAAGATGATTGTACTTGATATGCCTCATTTTTAGTTTGTGATACAAGTTTATCTTTATTTTGTATAGGTTGTTCACAAGTTGGACACTCATCATTCTTTTCTAAAAATAAACCACGTTTTGCAATTGCTTTCATTTCTTGTTTTATAGTTGCGATTTCAGCAATGACTTTATTTTTTTCTGTTTGTAATTCTTTTAATTCATCTGTTGCAGTACTTGATTCAAGTTGTTTACTTAAATCACTATTTTGTGTTTGTAGTTCTTTTATTCTTTCTTTTGCTGTTTTAATTTGTTTTTGATATTTCTTTTTATTTTCTTCTGTAAGTGCTGCAATATCTCTTATATATTTTGATTGTTGTTCTATTTTACTTTTTATTATATTTGTGTCGTTATTTATTTTACTAATATTTTCTTTTAGTATAGAATTTCTTTCTCGTAATAAGATATTCATTTTTGAAAATATATTAATGTCCAGAAGATCCTCTATAACATTCCTACGATGTCCAGCATTGAGTTGCATAAAAGGTATGAAGGAGGAAGAACCTAATACAACGACCTGATGGAAACTTTTATGATTAAGTTTCAAAATGTTTTGCTCGAGGATCTTCTGGTATTCCATAGCGTGCGATGATTGATTAATCATATTACCATCTTTCCATATTTCAAAAGTATTTGGTCTTATACCTCGCACAATTCTAAACTGTGCTTTACCTATGGAAAACTCTACTTCAACCACCGCTTGTTTTTGGTTGATGGAATTTATTAATTGATTTTTACTTATCTTTCTGTGTGGTTTACCAAACAGTGCAAATGATATGGCATCTAGCATTGTAGATTTACCTGCACCGTTTTGACCAACTATAAGAGTTGATTTGCTTTTATTTAAAGCTATCTCTGTAAAATAGTTACCAGAAGATAAAAAGTTTTTATACTTAATAGATTTAAAAATTATCATGCTATTTCAAGTGCCTGTGCTTCAGTCATTAATTCTCTCATTTGAATTTTGATTTTATCTTTATCTAAATCTGTATCAACAGCTTCGATATAAGAATCAACTATCTCTGTAGTATCTTCAAAATTTACTTCTTCATCATCTACATTAGCACCCATAAACTCA